ACGAACCTACTGCCGCTTTATTTATTAAAGACAAACCAGAAATCATGGCACTAATTCCGCAAGAAGTTCTCGGCATAGCTTTTCAACAAGGCTGGCAAGGCGATGATAACATTGTTGCATGACGAAACTAATTGAAGAAACTGACGACTGGTTCTTATTCAAAGTTGGCAATGAAGGTTATATTCCGTTTGGTAAAAAATATGTATTCAAGCGTGATGTGAATAAAGGTGAGATCAAAGGCAAAGCTGGAACCACGAAAATGATTCACACAGAAGGCTTCCCGGTTCCACGAAAAATAGAGCTAAGAAAAAAATATAAGAAATCTTGAATTGGTCGTTGTAATCTAGGTTGGGGTAGCCTATATTTGAGTCATGAAGCAAAACGAGATTCAAAAGGAGAATCAAATGAAAACAACAAACCAAATCAGAGAATATGTTGAAAATAACTTCAACGAAATGGAAGCACCAGTCATGCCGAAAATAACAAAGGCGGCACGACACAGTTTAGGAGGAGCATTTGCTTTCCGTAAAGGTGACTATGACCGTGAAATAATACAACTCAACAGCAAAGGTGAAGCGTACCCACAAGAAATCATTGAGCAAGCATTTCTTGTATTCGCCTACAATGAGTATGTAGATGAAAGAACCTACAACCGACCTAGCATTAGTGATCTTCCATCGTTCATGCAACGACCATTTGAAACAGAAGGAAGAATTGAAGCCCCTTTAGTTTCAGTAGAAGATGAGTTTGCAAAAGAAATGTACCGCCAGAAGTTAGAAGGTGAGTGCTGGTAATCTTCCCTACGGAGACACTGATTAGACCGCCCTTCGGGGCGGTCTTTTCTATTTAGCTTTGAAGTAAGAAACCAGAAGAAGCGTTAATGTGTTTGCAACGAGGACACTGAATACGAAACGGCGTAGAAATCAGTTCAGCGATTAAAGCCGGTCTGCCTCCACGTTCGGCGGCAGGACCAGCGCAATCAGGATTGGCGCAACGCAACATTTCAAAAGTTCTTCCAACCGGAATCGGCATCTCGCCGTAAATGTCACTCATCTTCTTCTGTCATGTTCTCCAACTGAAGTTCAACATTCATTAAACGATTATGAATATCGTCTACAGTCCAACTCTTAACGCTGGTACTTAGATCGGAAATCCTTAACTGGTTCAACCCGGAAATGCCTTCTTCAACTTCAATCATGCGTTCCGTTAAACTATCAAGCTCGGCGGTTGTTCTTGATTCCAATAATTCTTCCAATGTAGCTATGCGAGAAATCTGTCCTGAACCGTAAACACCTAAACTCACTCCGGCGCTGATTAAAGAAATCACTAAACCGAGTTTGACTTTGCTAACTGAAATCTGTCTCCAAGAGGTGAGCGCTTCTTCGCCTTCCATGATTAGACCTCTTTGGTCACAGTGTAGTTAGCAACAAAAATCACTCGGTCTTGCGTGTCACGCTCTAAAGGAAACGGTGATTGGTCTGGGTCTATTCTCAAATATCTTGTTGAAGTCAAAGTCTCGTTCAAAATTAAAACCAGAACGCCCCAAACGTCGTTCGCTAACGATTCAGCAGTTGCGTAAGAAGTAGCACGACAACGAACTTGCAACGAAGGCATTTCTAAATTAGGTGCCGCTGTGCCAAGCTGATCTTTCGGAGCTAATCCGGCGAACTGATAAATCGCAACACAAGTGTCAGGTGATTCAGGTAGACGACCAAGAAAAAGGTTTGTTCCAAGCGTCAAGTCTTGAGTGGAAATGGTTGCCGCCGCAAGTTTGGTTCCTACATCGCTCAACATCGTCATCGGATTAGCGCCTTAATGTAATTGACTATCTTCTTGTCGTAATCTCTGAAAGCCATCTTCGTTGGGAACTCTAAATACTTTGCCCCTCTGCCTGAACCTTGACCGGCTGTAACTGGTCCAACTCCGCCTCTCTTTTTAGAAGGGTGGAACAGTTCTAGATTTTCATGTTGGACTGCGGCGTAAGGAGCAGAAGTTGAACCATAAGTAATCTGTCCTTCTATCTTTCCTGCGACTGGCAGTTTTACAACTTGAGAACCACTTAGTTCTCCTGTATCAAATGGCACTAGATCGTCGGCTTTAGCGGCAACCTCATTTGTCACTTCAGTAACAGCAAGACGAGCCGCCTTTGTAACTTTGCGATTTCCTTCTGCCAACAGTCTTGTGACATCATCTATGCCAGTTATCTTAATCGGTTGTTTTGCCATCAGATTCTTCTCCTGCCGATATAAGCTATGACACCAACTTGACCGTTTGGATCACGTTTCGTTTCAACTTGAACTATTGGGCGAGTGGCAGAAATAGGTGCAGGCAAAGTCAGCTGGTCATCAACATCAAGAGTCAAACTTGAATCAGGGATATAAACCACCCAATCGCACTCAACAAGGTCGTTAATGTTCCCCCGATCTGACTCGTTGCTACGACGAATATAAGCGTCGTAAGAAGTCGCGTCACCGGAGAAGGATTGCTCACCATAATTATTGACCGTTGAAGATGTACGAACAGAAACCGAATCCGGTGTCATGTTCACTTTCAAGTCCGTTGCGAACTGTGCGGAAACTGCTGTCATTATTCAACACTACTTTGAGCCTTGATGCCGCCTTCTTCTTTATTAGTGAACTGACCACTAGAGAAATAAGGTTGTATCTGATCTGAATTGTCACGGTCTGTTTCTTTGCCGGAAATAGTTAAACCGCCAGCGTAAGGAACCGGGACAGAACCTTCACGACCTGCCAGACCTTTCAATTCTTCTGCTTGCAAACGATATGCAACAGCTTTCTGCGACATAGAAACTTTGAGATCGCCAACAGACTGATCTGCTAACCGTGAAAACTTTGAAGCAATAGTCGTGCAACAACGAGAAGCAACATCGTAAAGCGAATCTGTTGAAGTGGTACTGCCGGTTACTTGTTTATTGACCCAAGTAATTTCTTCATTAGCTAGGAGCTGATCGTTCGTATCTGTATCGCCACACAGAAACCTGATTGCATTTAACGCTGATGAGTCTGGATCACCTGAATAAGTCCATGCCATAATTTGTCCTCTTGTAAATAGGTAAAGCCGGAACGTTCAACCGAAACAAGTCGGCGACGTTCCGGCTTCTACCGTTTAGTTATGTTGTAAGGGATTAAGCCGCTACAGGATTTGAGAAGAAGTATCCAAGAGCAGAGCTTACGACTTTGAAGTCCCAAGCGCTTTGGATTTCTATACGATCCGAACGTAAGTGTTCCATACGGAACCGGCTCACAGCGGTGTTTGATCCCATTCCGCCTGAACTGTTAAGTCCAGACCAAACGAAATTGTATCCTCCGGTTGGTGTAAGAAGTGAAGGACTGCTGGCTGAGTGAACCAGTAGAGCGTCACGATCACCAATTTGAGCGTAAGAAGCAGAAGCTCCTTCGTCAGCGGAGTTTTTAATTCCAGACATGACCAATACTTCGTCAAGTCCAAGAACACGAGCCATGAGATCAGTGGTTACTGAATCGCTGGTGGTGTATTTGAACCGATCAACGAAGTCTGCGTGGTTCTTCAGGATAGAGAACACTTTGTAGGACATAACCAATTTGTTTGGCAAGTAGCCGGTGTTGGTTAGAACTGTGTTCATTCCTGCTTGAATGTCAGCGATTGGGGTTGATCCAGAAGCCGCACTCCACAAGGTGGAAGGTGTGCTGTCGGTTCCCCAAACAGAAGTCGTGAAGTAATTGCTTGCCCAGTCAATTTCTTGACGGATAAGCATTTGTTGAGTCAGGAAACGAGTTGCGTCTGAATCCGGGTTTAGCGGATCGTCAGAGTTCGCACGAACCTGATCGGAAATGTCTTTATGAAGGGCGTAAACCGCTGAACTGTATGTATCAGTTGAAAGGTTGTAGCCGCTTCCAGCAGACTCGGTACCAGCGGCACGAAGCTCTGCTTGGTCACGCATGAAGTCTGCTTGGGTGTATGTGTAAAATTTATCACTCTGCTTGGAAACCGGAACGCTTGGAAAAACGCGCGGTGCCACAAAGCGATTTAATTCTTGAGTGTAAGCGACGGAAATGTTGGATAATACTTGATCCACATGTACGTCGGACATTGTTGGTTGAGCCATTTTTCTAGTTCCCCCTATGCCGCACGACTATTAGAAATAGTTATGAGGGCAGATTGTAAAGTGCCAGCGGCTCCACCTGTGATGACTTGACCACAGTTGAATACGGTTGTCTCGGTTCCAGCGGCAACAGGTTGTCCCTGACCGTCAGCAGAGGTGCCGAGTACATCACCAGCGGCGAGGGTTGCATCTGCGGAAATTTTGGAAACACCAAAGACTCTCACAACTGCGGATTCACCGGATTCTGGTTTGTTCTGTAGAACGCCGATTGGTTTGTCGGTTACTGCCGCGCAAACTGTAACGG